GACGATTGTGGAACGATACTTTCCGACCGAATACAATGCGAGTCAGTGGGATAAAATGAGGTTGGACGATGCGCGTGACAACGTCTCCCAATCTTCCAAGGGGAACTCGAAAATAAAATGTTCCTTGTGCAACAGCGACCAGGATTCTTTTTCCATCCACGACAATCATTTTGTATGCGAGAAATGTGGTTACGTGAGCACCACCTCCACGCACACCAGTATTTCGTACAAGGACATTGATCGTGTCAATATCTCTTCCAAGTACACGTACGATCGCCGCACCCATTTTCGAGACTGTATCAACCAATTTCAAGGAAAACAGAATGCGACCATTGACGACAAGGTGTTGGAGGATATTATTCAACAGTTGGTGCTCCACGGCCTCGTCCAATCCAATTACAAGGAGGTCCCCAAATCAGTCGCGTTTAAAGACATTTCCAAGGAACAGATTCTCATTTTTCTCAAAGAAACGGGGCACACGAAACACTACGAGGATGTTGTCCTTATCTATCACCACCTCACGGACAAGTCCGCTCCCGACATTAGTCACCTGGAAAATGACCTACTCCGGGATTTTGACATACTGGCGGACCTCTACGACAAAAAATTCAAGAATTCCGAGCGCAAAAATTTCATCAATACCCAGTACGTCTTGTTCCAATTATTGCGGAGGCATAAATTCCCCTGTCGCAAGGAGGATTTCAATATTTTGAAAACCATTGATCGGAAATACTACCACGACACCATCTGCGCCGAACTTTTCATCACGCTGGGATGGAATTTCCAGGCGCTTTTTTAACGAGAGGAAAAAATTGACCGATTCCTTGCATTTTCCTTTACAAAGATTGCAAACGTATTTCCACTATTCTTTTTTTTTTTTGACTCTTTTTCATTCTCTTGTTCCTCCACTCGACAACAGAATTAAAAAAAAAATGGAGCCCCCCTCTTTTCTCCAAGAAATGCCCCTTTTGACGACGGTGAAAGCCTCCAAAGAATTGTTGAAACAAAACGGCCTCAAGCACAGCTTTGACACTCGCCACGACCTCGTGGAATTTGTGACAAAGCTCCAATGGCCCTACACAATGCCGTGGCGCAAGGAACAACGGGAATGCCTGGAAAAATTTTGTTCGTTGGAATGGAACGAATTGGTGGTTCAGGCGATTTTCGGAGGGGGCAAGACAACAATGATGCTGGCCATGGTACAGCATTTATTGCTTCACCACCACGACCAGATCCAGATTTGCGCGTTTAATGTGTGCATCAAGAATGAAATAAAAAAAAAACTGCGTTTCCTGGGCTTTCGGAAAAGGGTGCAAACCTTTGATTCCATCATCTATGAATTGTGTGCCGAGTTGGGCTACGAAAATCTGCGGGTGCTGGATTTCGAGGGAAAGCGCAAGTTTGTCCAGCAGCATCTGGCCAAAGTAAAAGGGTTGGAAGAGGTCACGCACCTGTTTGTGGATGAAGCACAGGACCTCGAAACGTTTGCCTACCACGTCTTTCGCAAGCGCTACCCCAACGCCAAGCGCGTCTTTGTCGGGGATGTGTTTCAATCCATCCAAAAAGAGCCGCGAGAAAGCATGCTGTGGAACATGCTTCGCCGTCCCGACGATCCACAGTGTGTGCGATATTCCATGACCGACACCCCCCGCGTCCCCCAATCCGTCCTCGGAGAAATCCAGACAGCGCTGACGACGTTTTACCCTGAATTCTCCTCGACGATTGAGCGATGGACGTCGAGTTCGCTCGTCACCCACGACGTGCCGATTGTGTGGACGCCCTTTGAATCGTACAAGAGCGTCTACGAGGACATGCTCAAATTCATCCAAGAAAAAGGGGCCGAGAATGTCATGATCTTGACGTTTAGCAGCGCCATTACGGTGCGTGGTGCCTTGGGCGATGTGTCCAGGGTGCGTCAATTCCTCATGCAAAACGGCATTCCGGTCAATTCCAACCACAAGCGACTCAAGGACGGGTGTGTCTTTCTCTCCACGGCCAATAGTTCCAAGGGGCTCGAAAGGGATCACGTCTTTGGATTCCTCAGTTTCCCCCTGGAGCTGGCATTTGCCAATTTTTCGGATGATTTGGTCGTCAATCTGACCACGGTGGCCTTGTCACGCTGCAAAAAAAGCGTCTCCATGTACATTCCGCGTTTTCAGGACCGTTTTAGCAAGGTGCTGACGCTCTACGATTCGTGTCCCCTCCCCCTCGTTCATCCCAAGAATCCCGTGGTGAACAAGAAGCTTTGCAAGACCACCAGCGACACTTTTTTTGAGGATCGCCGAGAAAACAAACGGGACATGCTGGAAAAGGAACATTCCATCACCGAGGCGCTTCGATTGTCCATCCTCTCGTTTTCGACCAAGACGCTGCTCAAGAGTTTTGTCAAGAAATATCGAACGACGGCCTTGACGCAGCAGCACATGCACAAGATTCCCGTGTCGGAGGAAGACAGCACGTTTTGCGGAGTGGTGTTTGAAACGCTGGTCTTGTGCGAATGGAAGCACGCATGGCCTCGGAACAGCGCAACGGACGGCACCTTTTCTCACCACGACATCTTTCAGGCGTTCCAGAGCAAAATTCACAGCCTTCGCAAAGAATATTCAGCCTTTACGCGTCGTCACCCATCGATTTCGTCCTTGTCGCTCAAGCATCGCGTCGACGGTGCGTGTCTGTACGCCAAGCTACACCTCGCGTGTTTTCAAAAGATTTTTTGTCGGGGAAACGCCGAGCTCGTCGCAAGGATTCAACGACACTGGGCCAGCATTTCGGGTACGGTGGCGTCCCTCAAGCCTGCGGAAGCAAGTTTGGGATCACTCAAGGTGCAGCACAATTTGGGCATGCCCTTTCTGAACGGAATTGCCGATGCCCTCTTGCTGCCTCCCGCGAGTTCCACAAACCTCGTGGAGGTTTTTGAGATCAAGGCGTCCAAATCCCAGGATTGGCAAGAGAATGCCATGCTCCAATCGATCCTGTATGGGATCGCGCTTGGCAAGTCGTTGTTTCGGGTGCACCTGGTCAATGTTTTCTGCAAGGAATCGTGTTCGTACGTGGTGAATTTTGGCAAGGACTTTTTCAAAGTGAGGGATCGCGTGGTGTCCGATGTCCAGCAGTGGAATCTGAATTGTTTTCTTTCCAAGAATGTCACACACCACGACGCGTCAAAAAAGACAATGAACCTCCAAGGCACTTTTTTCCTCGATGGTCGTCCGACCCCCCCTCCCGGTAAAGAGAAAGATTCCGATTCCACGAGCGACGAAAAGCAGAAACCCGTCTTTTTCCTTGCCGAAATGGTGAGCCCCACCAAGACGTACATGCACCCCATCGAAAACCTTGTGGAGGAATTGCCGGCCAAGATTCGTGATTTTGGAATTCGCAAGATTGTGGTGGGAAGGCATCTGCAAGAAGTGGACGTGGAATCCCTGTGTCCCGAACATCCCGGTATTTTTCGTCGCTTGAAATGGTCACAAAAGTGCTTTACGGTAGACGCCTCGTGGCAATTGTTTTTGAAACAAATAGGTTGGTTTGAACACGAGTACGACAAGGAAAACAAAAAATCCTACTTGGAATGGCAGCATCCCCAGTGCAGTTTCATGGTACAATGGGCTCAATTGAGCACACAATATAATTTCGATAATTGAAAAGAAGAAAACATTTTTTATTCTGTAAGCAAGCAGCAACATGTTTCAGAAACTTCCCACAGACATTCAGGCTCTTATTTATGAATGGGATCCTACGTGGAAAGACTATTATCGCCTCCAGATCGTTTCTCAATTCAAGTACACCAAATGTAAAGAACGGGGAGACCAATTGTATCACTGTCCCGCGACGGGACATTTTCAACGATTTTACCAGGATGAAGTGGTGGAGGAATGGTATGAAAAGAAAAATAGAATGCATGGTTCCCACATTCTGTATTTTGGGAAAGGGGACGACCTACGCGTGGCACGTCAAACGCAGTACAAGGACGGGAAAAAGCATGGAGAGGAAAGGGAATATTTCTTTTTTACCCGCAGTATCAAGCATATTTTTCGGTACGAGGAAGACTGCTTGACGCACGCGTTTCGTTATTTTGATCACGGCGCCTTGTTTAGTCAGACCGTTTACGACGCCCATGGGAAAAAAAAAACCCTCATCATGTACCACCGTAATGGGGACGTGAAGCTTGAAAAAATTTGGATGCCAACGGTTTAAAAAAAAAGAAGCAATGATAAAAAAAAAATGGGTTTTCTTTCCACCGTGGGTTGGTTGTTCTTCTTTGGTATGGGCGTCTACCGCCTGGACGGATTCCTCGTTCCTTTTACCCCTATCAGTCCCCGAGAATTGCACCCGGAATCTTTGAAACTTTGCGTGAACTGCAAAGAAGCCCATGTGAAAAATCATCAATTACAGTGCACCCTGTTTGGAAAAACGGATCCGCTCTTTGGAAATGTTTATTATGATACGTGTCGGGCGGCTCGGTCCAACGAATCCATGTGCGGAACACAGGCGCGATATTATTACTTTGTAGCGTTGGACCGGGAGGAAATTTAATTGAAAAAAAATTATTTTGTATTTAAATAGAAAATAATTAGAACATGAGTTTAATTCAACAACAGGCCCAAGCCGTTTCCATACAATACATTGCTTTTCCCAATCAGTATGGACTCGCGGATTGTGTCTATATCAACGATCGCGGCTTGATTAGAAAAAAGCCCTTGTCCACCGTTTTCCTCAACAGCATTAGTTTTTACACGCTCATGAACCCTTTTTCCGTCGGCACTGCGGTGACCATTTCCAATTTCATATACCTCTATCCCACTTCTACTCCCACTGAAATCACCACGGCGGTGTACCTCGCAACACCCTTTGGTAATTCGGACTCGAGCGGAAATAACGTTCTTCAAGTAGGAAGTCTTTGTTGGAATTTTACCAATGCTTGCTTTTTTGGGTACTTGCTCGTACTCCTTAATATCGCCTGTGAAAATTCTCCCCCCATCAATACCTTTGTCAACTGCCTTGTATCAGGAAGTCTTTCGTCATCGGCCGCGACGGCCACTGTGGTCTCACAAAATCCCATTATCCTCAATACGGCTATGCAAGTGTACGACCCTAAAGCACCCGCGGTCAATGGATTTCCTGGCACCTATAGTGATCAAGGGGTTCAAAACGCGATTCGATCTCGGCTACGTGGAAATGTACAAATATCCTTTCCGAGTGGGCCCTTGTACTCCTGGATCAATGGATCTTCCACTATTCCCGCTTATCCCAACGACCAATACTTTTCGGCCTCCTACAGCCCCTTTTAAACATTATAATAAGCATCGGACAAGGGGTCCAATAAACGAGTGTGTGTCCCGTACTGTTTATTCTGAAGCGAAATTTGCGCATTCGCATAGTCGAGAAGGGTTTGCATACCCTGGAGGACCTCGGGAAAAGGGACCGCACCATGAATCCAGTTTCGAAAAAGATCGCTGGTGGCACCGGTAACCATCTCAAAGATCTGGTAAAGTCGCTGTCTCCTCTCCCTCTTGCGACACGCCAGGTACAACTTTTGACCCCAACTTTCTCTCGATAAATCGCCGCGGAGGTATTCCACGCCATATTGACGATGATTTTCGGCCACATCATTCTCGATCCCCTCGTGGAGCGCGGGCAGCACAACGTAGACGAGGTGATTGACGAGGCGGTGGAGTCTGCAAATGACCAAGCGGTCGTTGGCAGACACGGAACCGGTATCGCATTTGATACGCACGAGAAAAAATTCGGGAAATCCTCCACAGGGAATATCTCCTGGGACGCGGGGGGCTTCGCCTCCGTTCCGCTGCCGTTGGTATTCGTAATAATGCGGATTATGAATCGTGCCATTCAACAGCTTCCCAGTGTTCCAGGAAAAGCAACGATGGCATCGCACACACCACATCTGGTCGCATCCCGACGCCTTGTAGATCCCCTCGTGGCAGTGGGGACACGGTTTGGTGTTTTGTTGCAAAAGGGCGACCGTGTCCTTGTCCTCTTGCTTGCATTGGTGGCCACTTCCCTCTCTTTCGAGGCCCTTGTCCGCGTGGCATTGGGAACAAAAGAAATGGTGGCAGAGGCCGCATTTGTACGCGGTCGAAAGCCGTCCACGACAGTCTTTCCCGGGACACGCCATAAAGAATTCGTTTCGGGGGAGTGGAGCATTACCGACGGTGGGGACGCCACCAAGGGGATCAATGCCATTATTTTTCCATGTTCGCACCAGATGGTAGTATTCTCTATTGTATTCATAAAGCCGCCAGAAATAACCCGTGTGTTCAAGTCGCTTTTGCCGCAAACGAATCGCCAATTCCTTGTACGTCTTTTTCCTCTCCCTCTTGAGAAGCGCTTGGGCCACTTTTCCCAAATGCGGATAGGTCGTGGTAGATAACTCGCGCAGTTCCAGCCGTTGTTGGTGAAGATGTTGAATCTCCTGCTTTGACAAGGCTTGCTTCCGACGCACCTCGACTTTTTCCTCGTGAATGGCTTCCATCCTTTCCTTGAGCGGGACCAGGCGTTGTAAATCGCCCAGAGTCGTCTCCGCTTCCGCCAGGAGGGTGGCAACCTGATGTTGGCGGTAGGGGCCGTCCACAAAGTTCTTGGAGAGCGTCGTGCGCACATATTCCATGTCCCATGCGGCGTTGCAGGACATGCACTTGGCCTGTACCGTATTTTCCACGAGGAAGGTTTTGGTACAAACCGTGCACGCCGCGGCATCGCAGCTAGCGCACGCCACTGGTTTGCGCACCTTGTTGTACGGGCAGACGCAGATGGTGCATTCTTGAACGTCGTTCATTTTCTGTTGGTTTTGTTTTTTGTTCTGTTGGAAAAAAAAATGAGAAATGGACAAGTAACCAATACACTATAGTATACCTAGCCCGTCGTTTTTTGGTCCAGTGCTTCACTTTTTACAAAAAATTGATGGAGTAATTTAAAGAATAGAGAAGAAGACAACAAACAAAATTGCCCTGGTCGACATGGAAAATCAAAGTGAAAGCCTGATTCGATGCACAGACACCGATGACGTATTATCCATATGGAGCTATAGTGAATGTGAAAATGACAGTCCCGAGGAAATTAAAAAGCAGCGTGGCATGATTAAGGACAAGGAAGAACAGACCATTGTGACTTCCTTTGGATACACCAACGAATATACCGAGGCCGACCTCGACACCCTTCAGGAAAAATTAGGCAACCAGATGAATGACTGGGTATTTCATTATGCGGTGGAAGGAACCCTTTTACGAATGTTTTACTTCAACGATCAATGGTATCTTTGCACGCACAAGAAATTGAATGCGTTCCGAAGCCGTTGGTCGTGCAAGCAAACGTTTGGTGAATTGTTTGTGGAGAGTTTAGAGGAGATCTATGATCGCAAGTTGGTGTTGGAATGGTTGCAAGAACAGCTTCCCAAGGACAAGGTTTATTTTTTCTTGGTACGGGCCAACACCCAGAACCGCATTGTGTGTCACGCGCATCATTTGAAGAGATCGGAAAACATTGTTTTCCTCGGACATTATGGGTTAGGACACCACGAAGAGGGTTCCTTTCAATTTTATCAAAAGGGGGAATGTCCCGATTCGCTCGCTGTGCTGCGAATTATGGAATCGCCTCCCTTGGTTCCCACTTTGATTTCCAACGTGGAAGATATGTGCAAGGTCGTGCAGGGACTCGACCCGTTCCTCTACCAGGGCGTCATTGGTTTCCACAAGGGGGGGTTCGATACCTTCAAGTTCCTGAATACCGATTATGTGCGTTATTTCAATGTCAGGGGTAACAACCCGAACCTCCGATTTAGGTACCTCGAGGTACGGAACCAGCCCGAACAGCTCAAGCTCTTGTACGTCCTTTATCCCAAATATACCATTTTGTTTAATGAATACGAGAGCACGCTGTTTGAAATCGCCAAGGTGATTTACCAGTTTTATGTCAATCGGTACATCAAGAACCAGTACATCACGCTTCCCCGAGAGGAATATTTGCTCTTGAAAAAGTGTCATCAATGGTACTTGCAAGATCGAAAGAACAATCGCATCTTTACTCAAAAAGTATTGGAAATTCTAGGGAATGAACCTCCGCTCCACCTGTATAAGATGATTCGCCGTTTTCATCTGGAGAGCAATGGTGATACCCGACACCAGCAGACGATGCCGTACGCTCGCACCGACATGAAAATCGAGGTGCCCGTGTATAACCAAAAGAGGAACAAGGAATTTATGGCGTCTTTACCCCCTCTCTCACCAACCCACATACCCTCCGCTGCACACGCTACCAATCAAGAGGTGTAAATTTTATTTTTACAGAAAAAGCAAGGTTGAAAATAGTACTATTTATTGTTCAAATGATTTACCACGAGTCATTTGAACACACCATTCCACAGATTCCACAGGGCGGGGGGGGGTACTTTTTTTTTACCAGGAGATTTCCGGAGGAGTAAAAAAAAATATAGAATAAGGATAAGGAGAATGGACAAAGTGGTTCGACACTATCTTGAATTTTTTAAATCGCAATACCCGAAAATCGTGATTCCACGACATGCGCCCCGAGCCTGTGTCATGGTAGAACCCCGTCGACATCCCCATTTGGAATTTGTCCTCAAGAATATCGTTTATTTTCTTCCCGATTGGTCGTTGTACATCTTCCACTCGGACACGAACGAATCCTTGGTTCGTTCCATTGTCGGTCCCGTGAATGAGGAAAGGGTTCATTTTCACAAAGTGTGTCGGGACAATATGACGATCCCCGAATACAATCGTCTTTTGACCAGCGCTGCCTTTTGGAGGACCATCCATGCGGAAGATATCCTTATTTTTCAGACGGATTCCTATCTACGTCGTCGGGGGATGGAATCTTTTTTACAGTACGGCTTTCCGATTCTAGGGGCGCCTTGGAAATGGTGTCGAGACGCGCACCAGGGGGGCAACGGTGGATTCAGTTTGCGTAAAAAATCCGCCATGCTTCGTATTCTTTCCCAATTTCCCTATTCGGAAGATTATCAAGAAGACGTGTATTTTCATCTCGGCGCAAAAAAACTGGGCTACCCCTTGGCCCATTATGAGGTATCCCGATATTTTTGCATTGAAACAATGCATGCGTCCATGTCCTATGCCACACATAAATCGTGGGCGTATGGAATACCGTTTCTGGATATTTCGTTATGACATCCTTTCGTACTCTATATCACGATAAAATGTTGTCAATAATTAACCAATGACCGCAATCTTCAGGACCTGTTGGAGCGTACAGTTGGTGGAATCCTTGACCTGTCCCACGCCGTAGTACGTCGTCTTGCCCGTGGTGGCCGACACACGCTGGGCCGAGGACGATTTGGAAGGACATCCAGGGATGTTGCGTCCAGGGCTCCCAAGGAGCTCGGGACGGGAAATCAAGCTTTCAGACGTGGTGGTGACACCGGTGTTTGTTGCATTGACTTTCCACGCGGTCACGTCGGGGGCAGCCTGGGACTGCGGGTTGAAACAAAAAATCCTCGGGCTTTGACTTGTGATGGGAACATTTAATATGGAGGCTACTTCGGCAAGGATGACGTCGCAATCCGCGTTGGTGATGAGCGTTCCTTTGTACTGGATGGCGTATTTGTTAGCGAGTTTGGCGACTTGGCATGCGTTGACCATTTTTCTTCTGTCTCTCTCTATCCCTAACCAATATTTTTTATTTTCAAGTATATTTTCACTCTCTGTCCACGAATGTCAAGAGTTTATTTTTTTTTAATTCATTCTCAAAAACTGATTTGTATTTTTCCCTCTTTTTTTTTTAGGTAAAAATAAAACAATGAGACTTTTTATACCTCTTCTTTTTTGGGTAACGTTGGCCACGGCCGATTACCAAGGTGATGGGACCTTTTACGGTGCCGGGGGCAACGGTGCGGCAGGAGCTTGTATGCTTCAACCTGGATTTAATGGTGTTGCCACCACGGTGGCCATGAATCACCAACAATTTGAGAATGGCAATGCCTGTGGTCGATGCATCCGCGTCACGGGCACCGGGGCCGGGAGCGGCATGACACCGATCATCGGCCCCGTGTATGCCACCGTGGACAACGAGTGTCCCGAATGCAAGCACGGGGATGTGGATATGGGCCTCGGGGGAGACGGAAGATGGTTCATTCAATGGGACTTTGTGGATTGTAACGAGGCCCGAGGTCATCGTCACCTTCGTGGAGACCCGTCGTTTGAGGAGGAGCAGCGACAAAGGCTGGCCATACTTCGAGGAGACGTGGCACCAGTCTAGTGTAGTTTTTTAGGGAAAACCGGTTGGAATACCATAAAAAAGAAAAAATGGAACACCCGTGCGTCTCCCTCTTCCAACGAAAAAACAGTGTAACTCGAAATTTTCATTGAATTGGAAATGATCTAAAGACATTATAACGTCAAAAAAAGCTCCCGTAACTCAGATGGTTTAGAGTGTTGGTCTTATGAGCCAAAAGTCCCCGGTTCGAACCCGGGCCGGAGCATTCTTCCGACGTTCGTCGGAAACAACAAGTGCAAGCCCTCGAAAGAGGGGGGAGTCATGTCCAGAGAATTTTTGGTGAAACCTTGATAATAGTTCACCAAAAATAAGTGTCGTTGGCGTACTCCGTGTACCATGTCCCGAGAAATGCGTTCATTCTTCTCAAGGTACCGGACTTGCTTCTCCAGCATGACCGTAAAACGACGAATTTTATGATGATATAGAGGGTCACGGGCCACGACGTGATATAACCACGGGGCAGCGCGCGCAAGCGATTCCATTTCACGTAGCGTGAGGTGCTGCATCACCATGGAGAAAATCGGTGAAGAAAGGCGTTCCATGCTGCTGTCTGTATCTTAATTAGTAATGATCAAGACGAATCGTGGGGGAAGAATACGAAGAGGACTTGGAAGAAAGAAAAGAATGAGACGTGGGGACAATGGGGAAAGAGGTAAGCAACACAGTGGACGAGGGAACAACATCGGGAAAATAAACCTCAAATCGAATTCGCAAATTGCCTTGCTGATATTTGTAGGAAAACCCACGTTGAGGGATCACTTTTTCCACCGGTCCCGACAGGACTTTGGCAAGAGGTGTATGGTCCGGCTGTCGAAGGTGGAGCAGTGTACCGTCCAAGAGTTCGAGGTGTCGTTCAAAACCCAGGAGAAATTCCGACAAACTGAGGGGGATGGTGCATTCCACGTCCTGGGGAACGGCAGCGTTGACTCGATAAAAGGAATGTTTCTTGTACACCACCGTGATGATGACATCTCCCGTATCTTTCCCGGGATATTCGTCCGCTTTACCCCGAATCATCAATTTATTGCCCGCAGGGATACCCTTGGGAACCGGAACATCAATCACCTCTTCGGTGGTGACCACATCCTTATCGGAATACAAATGGCCGCTGGCGGAACACACGGAACATTCCACCAGACTCTGGGAGACGATGCCGACACCCAGTTTCATTTGTTGAATTCGATGACCCTGACCATTGCATCCCGTACATATCTTGCTCCCGGTGTATTTTTTGCGGAGAATGCGGAACGGCACGGTGGATCCCTTCATCACTTCTTCCAGCGTCACCTCGAGCTGCATATTTCGGGACGCGCTTTTTTGTTTCCCTCCCATACCTCCCATGCCTCCCATACCTCCCATGCCTCCCATACCTCCCATACCTCCCATACCACCAAAGGAGAACCCTCCACCCATGCCCGGTATTCCTCCCATGCCCATTCCCCCAAACATGGCACCAAAAATATCATTCATATCGGGCATCTCCATCTGGCTCATATCCACGGTTCCAAATTGGTCATAACGCCTTCTTTTATCGTCATCGGTGAGGATGGTGTACGCTTCCGATATTTTTTTGAATTTTTCTTGATCCCCCCCACGGTCGGGGTGATGCTTCATCGCGAGCTTTTTGTAACTCTTTTTGATTTCCTCGACCGTGGCGTTTTTGGAAACCCCGAGGACTTCATACAAATTATCCGTCATTTGTTTTTTTTTAAACGAGACAAGGTGTTTAAATACTTTATCCAAGAATAAAATATGGAAAAATTTGTAGATTCCCTACGACTGTTTTGTGAACACCTCTTGTATGTGGACAACGTGTTTGGAGAATACAATCCCACGTCCTTGCCGTCGATCGAAAATATCAAGGTGTAATGTTAACGCGTGCAACCTGGTATCGTTTACCACGTATTTGGAAAGATTTGAGCATGGTGGTGGGACGTGTAAAGCTACAGGCGGGAGAGGACATAGGAATGCAATATAATGAAGAAAAATATTGTTCCATGGTAAAGAAAATAAAAATCTAGAATGCCATCATCGTGTACTACTTCACGCAGCGCCACCCTCTTGTCCTCGAACACGATTTTCATCGGTAACCCTCTGCAAGCAAATAAGGAATGCACCAAACTATGCGCCCAGCGGGGTTCGACGACGAACCCGTGTTCTGGTACCGTCGAGGCCCTTGAGATTTATAATGCCCAATTCGCGGGTGAACTCGTCACGTTTTGGTACGACGCGGGAAAGTACGATGACCCTACCTCCGAGATACCCATCACATTTCCTCCGACTATCAGTGGAACGGGCAACGGGGCTATCCTTCAGAATGCCGGAGGGTACATTTTTGAGGTGATTTCCGACCTCGGGAGGATATGGCAAAATTTTACAATACGTACCGGCAGCGTAAAGATAAACGGGGTTTCACCGACAGGATTATCTCCTCAAAGTGATAATGTATTAACAGGAATCGGCGCTACTTTTACGGCACTTGTCATTGCGCCTCTACAGGCTTTAGGCGAATTAAGCGTAGCAATAGTCCAAGCAGAAGAATATGGTTTCAATCTCTTTTTAAACCGCGTTTACATTAGTCAGCTCACGAGCACACAACAAGTGGCGGTCTTGCAATTCATTAGGAAAGGGACGGTAAAATCAATAATAAGAGGCCAGAATTTAGTCGTGGAGGGTACCACGACGATTGAAAATCAGGGGTTAGGAACGTTGGTGGCCAATCTCGATGGTGATTTTCAGAACATCATTACGACGCATGAAGCGGGTCTTTCGGAAATTACACTCACGGGAACCTATCTTCAAAAAATAGCGGAAAGTCCGGTCATCTCTAATTATACAAAAGGAGAAGCGGTCTCAAAATTGGCCCTTCAAAATGCAACAATCGAGGGTGATATCCAAAACATTTCTTCCGAGTTTGCGAACGGTACCTTGTCCATCAATGGGGTCCAGGTGACAGGAAACCTTTACCATCAAATAAAAGATAGTGCCACCGGCACCACCACAATTACCGAAACACAAGTTTTGGGGAAAATGCAGAATGAACTCGACGATTTGGCAAGTGGTGATTTTACGGTGTACAACTCGGTCGTCACGAATGACGGCACCGCAGTGCAGGTGATTATGAATTCCACGGGACAGTACATTGAATCCTTCACCAATTCGTCCCTTTATCAGAAATACAAGGCGTCTTCTTTGGCATCTGCTCTGCGTGTAGACCCAGAATTCACGGTCCCGTTAGTGTCGTTAAAGGGAACACGAGGTGAGGGTACCAGAAACTGGTCCAATATCAAGTTGTACGCCAACACCCAGAGCGGTGTCCCGGTCATAGAAGAAGTGTGTAGTGGAAATTATTCACAACGGACCACGGAACTTGGAACCCAAACTACTCAAACCGGTGCCGGGGATGGATGGTTCTTGCACTTGCTTGACACGGCCACCGTAAACGAGACCTCAAGTCTAGGGCAAATTTTGGTAAGAACGGGGTCCTCGACTCGAAAATACATTGAGGAGGGTGCCACGTTACTTGGAAATTATCAAGGCAATACTGCAACGCAAACACAAGCGTCCACGAGTCCCCTTAAATACAAATTGATAAAAGGAACGTACAAAAGAAATGACAACAATGATATCGAGACTGCCAACACGAGTAGTACGGCAGTTGTAACGGAACAACAAGGAGGAAAAAGCCATATCCTCTCCTACAACGGGACCGTCGAAAACCCTCTAGGTGCGGGTATGTCTATAACCTTTTCGGGTGATGCCGCGGGGACGCATACGGAATCGGGGAGGGTCGCCACAGCTAAAGGTGTCGTTCAATCCTTTGACACCTCGGCGCTTGCCCCTTCTTCTACAGGAGTCACCCTGACGACCTCCAACGGTGTTCTGAAATCGTCGGACCCTACACAACCAGCGTTACAAGTAACAGCACCGGCTGTTCAGTCGGCTCCAAAAGTCAGTTGTACAGCAACGGCGATGCAAATGAACGCGCCAGCGAATATCACAGGACAAGTAAATGGTACCCTTGTCAATTTCGCTTCCCAAGGTTTGAATAGTGCACCGGCACTGTTAGTGGGGAATGGTGCCAATGTCAAGGCCACGGTCGCTTCTTTTGTCAGTACCCACGACCAAGACGGCGACGGGACGGCCTCTACTATCCTTGTTGATGGTGCCACTGCTGTACTCCAATCCGTCAACGCCGCAAAAACAAGCGGGGGAAACACAAAAACAGGTAATCTCATCACCGCTAGAAACGGCGGGGTAATTAACACACAGGTGGTCACCTTGGAAACCGATGTCGAGGATAGCCCGGTAGTAAGTGCTCAAGATACGTCGACAGTTTCGTTGAGCCAGATTATCGCCACTATTGGCGGTGCAGACAATGGGCTCTCTTTCTTGAACATTGATGACAGTGCCACAGGGTCGTTGCAAACGGCCAGGGTCCTCGGTAGAAGGAAGATAGCCGGAGGGTCCGGGAAATTGAACGTGGCCACCAACGTGGCAAATGCGGACGGTGAACAATATTATGCCTCAACGCTAGTCGCCAAGGTGGAGGCAAACTCCTACCAAGCTGCTCTAACCTGAATAGGTGAGGTGGTTTGTGTTTGTCAAAAAAAAACTTTTTTTACGCAATAAAAACAAGAAGAATGACTCTAGTAGAAACGGCAAATATGGGTCGCGCGCTTTCTTTTTCTCTATTGGCACCCCTGCAATTTTTCTACGGTCTTTGGATAGGAAAATTCCAGACACCGTACCTCTTCCTCCTGATGCTATTGTCCGGGTATATCTTTGCTGTGATTTCCTCGTACCTCGGTCATTCCATCGCCATTTTTACCTTGTACGTCATGGCTCTTTTTTTCATTGTGGTGATGCTGGTCACCAAGATTGTTTTCCACTTTCGAAAGACAAAGTAAAAGATTTTTATTATCTTGGAAACAATAGAGAATATAAAAAATAGAAATAATGCGCCTCGAATTGGTTCACATCCCCAAAACGGCGGGCCGGTCTTCGGTTGCGAACTGCTGGGTCAAGAAACAATAAAGATGGACAGGTAGATATTAAGGATCAAATAAATGTACTTGATTTATCAATCCACCTTGTCCTTTCATCCTTTCATTACGTATTCTTTTTTGAAACTCACTTGGACGTTGATTATTATCTACGCCTGAACCTGCTTGTCTCCATTGAACGCCAGGTTCTTTTTCCAGTAACATCCATTCCCGAAAAGTGTTCGCCTCGACTATGGAATGTATTCTTTGTTTTAAAAAAAACCTCCCACAAGCGACATGAAATTCTCCTCTGCCTCTTTCCATAAATACCCTCCTGAAAAACGCATTTCGGTGCTTATTCCTACATTGTCGGAAGGGGGCATCAAGGCTATCGTCTCGTTCAATTCCTCGACTATCCGCTTTTTCATGATACGAACGTCTTCCTTCGCGGCCTGCTTTTTCTCCCAGCTCGGAAACCCCTCCACCAGAATATCCCGGCAATTCATTTCGTCAGGAACGTTGGTCCACAATGTCAGGGAACCAAACGACTCGTTGCGGAGGCGTAGAGGGTGGAACATCCTGGGCATACGCCATAATAACCTGGTGTCAAATCCCGGAGAACGTTCCATATTGTGAGGAAACCTCCATTGGTCGTCATGGTACACGCTGTCAAAAAAACGTGCCTCGGTGCGGTTTCCCCCGTCCTCCTCTTCATGGACGACATTGTCCGGCCATTCATAGTTCCACGGCGCCTCGTAGAAACGGTGCGTCAGCTTGGGGCCGTACAGTATCGACTGGTTCAAGAAAAACTGGCGTCCACGACGGACCATGCCGGCATCGAGAGGGACGGGAACGGGACGGAGAGGAACCCTCCCCTTTTCTGTGTTCTGTGTCTCCATCGTCTCTTGCTTCTCAATACCCAAAACCTCCAAAAGGACATCCACAGGGTCCTTTTCTTTCCATAAAGGCAGTGACGACGGCGGTCCGAGATGGCGAAACACTCGCCTCCAGTCCGACATAAACTCACGAACGTTTTTCTGGTTCAACGAGATGCCTGACGCGGCGTCCCGCCACGCCTTTCCGTAGCTTGCAATCGAAAGAAGCATCCTACCGATGGTGACAAGCATGTCTCCCTCGTACTGGACGGCGGGTTTAAATTCCTGGTCGAGGTACCGCAAGGACGGGTCCATCCTCCCGCTCCGCGCATCGCGTGGGTAGTACACCCAGTTCAGCACCTTTTTATCGTACTGTTCCATCACGACGATAAGCATCGCGATCCACACGATATCTCGGGGAGAAAGAATCTTGGGCCCGGTTTTGGACCCTACCAGATTCCAAAGGAGCGATCCGGGGATCGTGCCGAGGCCGCAGCCTTCGAGGAACGCGAGTTTGTTTCGCGGCGTGGTGGTGTGAATACCCATGGAACGGAGAAAAGTCAAATTGCCGTCGATCGATCGGCCAAACATCTTTCGGGCATTGCATCCGTGAAGAAGGCAACGGATCACGATGGGATCCATATCGTGGTCCTCGGTGCTAAATTCTTGCAGGCTGTCAAACAACTTTTCCGACATGAGCCGGTACACGATTCCGTCTTTGGTCCTGCCTGCACGCCCCGCGCGTTGGATCAGCGACATTTTGGACGCGTGGGTCACCGTGACATAGTTGGAACCCTGGACGCGACACTCAAACCCTGTATCCACCACCACATCAATATCCGGAATGGTGACGCTGGATTCGGCAATGTTGGTGGCTATCAGAATGTATGACGGTAGCGTGCGCAGCTGGTGTTTCACCTTTTCCTTTTCCTCGGGTTCCAGACCCCCGTGAAGGACAAGAATGGGACAGTCACCCATCACGGGACCTATTTTTTTTCGGACGCCCTCGATGCGTCGGGCCATGTCCTCGCAATCCTGGTGCGTCGCCGTAAACACCAGGACACGACGGACCGACACGGGGTCGAGTTGAATCAGCCGAGACATGGCCATATCCAGCGCGTCCCGTTGATGGACAAAAACGGAATCTTTCTTGCCGTCATAACGAATGTCCACCTTGTAGGGACGATAAGCGTCGTAGGATAGGACGTGGAGGTCGGGGAACGATTGCCGCAAAAACGCAACGGGAAGCGTGGCGCTGATAAAAAAATACTGGAAAGGGTCGCGGTGGCGGTTGGCCATTTGCATCACCTTGCGGATCGCAAAGTACTCTCGGGAATCCACGTGTGCTTCGTCAAGGAGGATGGTCCGGAAAGGACCGAGGCCCCCATGGCGGATACAATAATCCAGGGCCCGAGATCCGTTCATGATGGTCATTCTGTCCGTGGGTTTTTTTTGTAAAAGCCACTGTTCACACGCCAGCTGGGTGGGCATAATCATGAGTGTCCTTGGGGTTTCCCGAAAAAGGTCCACCATAACGGTGGTTTTTCCAACACCGGTGGGCGCCTGGATGCCCACCACGGAATGGGAGGAATTCTTCAAGGAACCGCGTAGAACCGACGCAAATTCCGCGGACTTGCTCGGTAGTGTAAAGGATCTGGTGTCGTTCATCTGGAGGTTTTTTGAAAAATGACTGTCAAAAAAAGGTGAAAAAGAAACGTCAAGTGGTGTACATGAAGATGACGGAAGCGGTGGAAAAGAAATGAAAAAGGTCATTTTTTTAATTCGCACCCAACCAATCTGTAAAAAACTATTTTCATGGCTAGATAAAAACAACATGATATTTGATTTTATCATCGTAGGCGCGGGTCCCGCGGGGTGTGTCCTCGCGAATCGTTTGTCCGAGGGTGGAAAATTTACCGTTTGTCTTTTGGAAGCCGGGAGGGACGATTCGCGCTTACCCGAGACTCTTCCGCTGGCTTCCACCGCCAATATTCCGCAGCCTGGAGAATTTAGTTGGGGACAATATGTTCGTGGTGGCCTTAATTATTCCTACCCGCTCCTCTCCAGGGGATTCCAGACCTGGACGTATTGGGCAAAGGACCGGGAGGACCCAAAATCGAGGTCTCTGACGTATCCGAGGGGATCGGGGTGGGGAGGATGCACTTCCCAGAACGCCACCATCGCGACGCGGAATCCTCCTTACAATTGGGACCACTGGGCGTCCCTTGGTTTGGAATCGTGGTCCTTTGAGAAGATTAAAAAATATTACAAGCGCACCGAAAATCGGTCCCAGCACAAAGCGAACGGCGATCCTTACTATAGTAAAGACGTTCCCCTCGGAAAATTGGGTTGTTTTTCGGAAGAATATTACGGGTATAATGGAGCGGTACCGCTCCTGTATGACGCCTCGACGGACGATCCTTTTTTCAAGGCCATCAACAAGAGCGTGCGATGCGTCCTAAATCGCAAGTACGGCTTTTCCTACCCCACGTCCGTGGACCTCGACTATCCTCCGACGGCAGCACTGGGGGGAACGTCGGCCAACAATCTCTCTTCCAACGACCAGACAGGGACGATTGTTCTTCCACAAACCGACACCCGTGTCCCCTTTGCTGAATACAATTTCCCTCTTTACGGGGATGCGGGGTTCGTGGTACCGCCCGAATTTGAGGAACGCCTCAACCATCCCATTTCTGCCGAGGGGAAAAACTATATACCCAACTATGTTCCGTTGAAAGGGCTGAATGGAACGCAAAGAGCCTTTGCAGCGAGTTGCTTTATTTTTTATCCTTGATGGATTGTCTGATAAAGTTCTTGTAAGCATTCAGTTCACTGGTGTTACAGTAACGCTCATTTTTAATACGGTCAAGGATATATCTGCGAATAAGGTCGGGTAGACGAATCCCTTCGGTTCGGTCCATATAATTAAAATTAAATGCATAAGTACCATTGCGATGATTCTTCATAATGCATGTTATCATTTCTTTTCCTTCGCTCATTTTATCATCGAAAAAGTGTAAATTTACAAAAGGATTTGAATTTGGATTTGGTTTCTTGCGAAGAAATGTAGCAAAATCTTTTTCCTTTATGATGACCCCTTCTTTGCACAGAAGTGAGGTAATATCGTGATTAAGAATATTATGGGAAAGAAGATACGGAAAGAGAGCCTCATCGAGATTCACATTGACTTTATTTTCGATAAAAATGCGCAAGCCTGAATGTAGTATAATATCCGGGTTCTTAAAATAAACACTTGTCACACACGTGTAAACAAAATTGTACAAGGGCGTATGCCCATTTTTCATGACAATGTTTGGATTATAGGTTTTTACAATATCTCTTAATTCACGTAAGAAAAGGTAGATTAGAATTTCTACTCTTTCTTGTGGTTTTGCCTTTGGAATCATCAACGTTTTGAAAAAATCATTGTACTTTTCGTTGATTAATTTTTGTCTCTGTTGAAGAGCGGGTGACATGTCGCTCTTGGTCATTTTCGACGCGCGCATGGCCGTGGCGATTTGGGATTGCTTCAAGAACGCGGCGACTTGCCTGGAAATCTCTGGTGGGAGATTCTTGTACTGTACCATTTTTTATTTTGAAAATAAAAAAAAAAATTAAAAATTTAATCTTCACACTATCATTATTTATACGTTGCCACCATACACGGACAAGACTCTCGCCGACGGTTCCTACCTCTACCCGGCCCAACACCGTCCCAATCTGACGATCCTGTCGGAAGTCCTCGTGACCAGGGTTCTTTTTGATGTCGACAGTGATAGTGATATTCCACGAGCGACCTGGCGGGTTGGAATATCTACCAGACCGGAAGAAATCCAAACCCACAAATGTCTGGGTTTGGAGGAACTCCGGGCTATGCACAGTACAATGGCGTCGAATCCAAGAAGCACCCCCAACAGATCGTTGCCAAAAAAGAAGTGATTCTATGCGGAGGTTTTATCAACAGCCCCCAACTACTCATGCTTTCCGGAATCGGTGACGCAGCCGAATTGACCAAGCACGGAATTCCAGTGGTAAAAGAGGTAAAAGGCGTGGGAAAAAATCTTGTGGACAACCAGGAAATGTTTCTTTTATGGAATTCCAAGAATGAAATCCCCAAAATCACGGTCACCCTGGCCGCAAAATCGGAACCGTCCGCGCCTTTTCCGGATTTTGAAATCTCGTTCAATGCGGCGAGCTGTGGAGAAGGACATTTATCCAGTGACCCCTTCAACATGAAGTGTTGGCTAGTGACAAAGAATATCCCATGCATCAACCAGCCTTTTGTCGCCAACGACACCAACAACATCCTCTTGAATGGGAAAAAGGCCAACCCACCCTCCCAGTACACGCCCATTCTTTCCGACCCCCAACACCGGATCGGCGCACTCATTGAAAAAGAAGAGAACAACCTATCCCGTGGTTTCCTCCAACTCGTCAATTCCGACCCCACCGTTCCTCCAAGAATCGTTGCCAATTACCTGAAAGACGAAGCCGACCTCGATTCTTTTGTGAATGTCATGATGCTCAATTACTTTCCCCTCCTGCTCGATTTAAAAAACAGCGGTTATTTTCAGGAACTGCTTTACCCCAATACGTATGAAATCCTCAAGGATGGCGTCACCGAATTTACCAGCATGAAGCAAATCGACCCCCAAAAACTGCAAACGTTTATTCGACAGGCGGTGGGTGGGCACCATGGTGGTGGAACGTGTGGGATGGGGGTACCGGAAGATCCCATGGCGGTAGTGGACGAAGAATGCAGGGTCTACGGCGTCCAGGGACTACGAGTGTGCGATATGAGCATTGTTCCTATTTCCATCAAGTGGCCCAACATAAACGTCTATGTGATTGCGGAAAAGATCTCGGATGCCATACTACTGACCCATGCTTGATGAAATAGCGTTCAAGATTTTTTTGTCAAGATATAAAAAATGAATGTTTTCGAGAAAAGCATTTCCGCATATTAGAACTAATCGTTATGAAAATTTTCGTGTACCAATGGCATGTCGGTGATGAAGTCGACGAGAACGAGGAAATGGTCACTCGGATCCGCGCCTATGGAATCGATGAAGAACATAATACCGTCTGTTTACACATTCGAGGCTTCCAGCCGTGGTTATTTTTGGAAGTGAGGAGCGGCCATCCGTGGACAGAATTCCGCAATATTGTCAAGAATAAGATTTTGGACAAGTACAAGGGCCCGATCGTCAAACCCTTTTCTCTAGCCTACAAGCAACGTTTGTATTTTCACCATGAGGAAAAGAAAATTCCCTTTATGAAATTATCCTTTCCCTCCAACCAATCCCGTAGAAACGCGTACTATAAATTACAAAAATACCAGACCAGTGTCCTCGGCAAACGCACCGAATTTTACTGCCACGAACACGAGGCGTCGCCCCTCCTTCAGCTCTGCTGTAAGCAAGATTTGCCGACCGCTGGCTGGATTGAATTTCACGGGAAGAAACAACCCGTTCACCAAAAGATCACCTTGCTGGACCATGAGTACGTGGCGGAATACCAGAACATGGCCGGTATCACAGACGATGCCCTCCCGGTCCCTCCTGTCAATGTCCTCAGTTTTGACATTGAGGTGTATTCCACGAATCCAAAAAGGATGCCGGATGCGACGGTGCCCGGGGATTGTATCTTTCAGATTTCCTGTGTACTGGAAACACGCGCAGGGGTCACCAAACACCTCCTCACACTTGGAAAAATAAAAAACGCGGGACGTGGAATCACCGTTCATTGTTTTCCTCATGAAAAAGATTTGCTGTTGGCCTTTCAGGCCCTATTGATCCGTGAAAATCCCCATGTGGTGATTGGTTACAATATCTTTGGTTTTGATCTTCCGTACATGGTCGAACGGGCCAAGCTGCACGATATCATGGACCGATTCGACATTTGGGGCCTTCCGTACAAGAAACATTGTCCCGTCAAGGAAATCAAATGGTCCAGCTCGGCCTATTCCTACCAGGAGTTTCATTATCTCGACGCCGAGGGTCGGGTTTTTGTGGATCTTTTACCGGTGGTCAAGCGCGAATACAAATTTAGCACCTACAAGCTCAAGACGGTGTCGACGTTTTTCCTGGGGGATACCAAGGATCCCTTGACACATCACGATATTTTTGATGCCTACCGTCTTGGGGTTCTTGGGGATGGTGCCGAGGGTCGTAAAAAGCTCTCGGAATGTGGAAAGTATTGTGTCCAAGATTCTTATTTGGTGTTGCGTCTTTTCCGCGTCCTGGAAACGTGGATCGGGCTGATTGAAATGGCCAAGATTTGCAATGTGCCCATCATGTCCCTGTTCACCCAGGGCCAGCAGATCAAGGTGTTTAGTCAAGTGTACCGCAAGTGTATGAAGGACGGTATTCTTGTCCAATCGTTTGCCTCGTTGCCCAAAACCAAAGAGTTGGAGGATGTGGATACGTACTGTGGCGCTTATGTTTTTCCACCCAAGCCGGGGGTGTACGACTGGGTCATTCCCTTTGACTTTTCCTCCCTGTACCCCACCACCATTATTGCCTATAATATCGATTATTCGACATTGGTGGTGGACGACAGCCTGCCCGATTCTGCGTGTCATGTCATTGAATGGGAAGACCATATCGGGTGTGAACATGATACCGACAAGGAAAAGAAGGATCGCAGGGTATGCAAACAATACCGTTTCCGTTTTCGCAAGGAACCGATGGGGGTCATTCCGAGTCTTTTACAAGCGTTGCTTTCCCAGCGTTCCGAGACGAAGAAACGAATCAAGTCGTTGACGGACGGGGAGGCGACCCTAAAAACCGTGTTGGACAAGCGTCAGCTGGCCTACAAGGTTTCGGCCAATTCCATGTACGGGGCGATGGGTGTGAAGAAGGGGTACCTTCCCTTTATGCCCGGCGCCATGTCCACTACGGCCATGGGACGCATGTCGATCCAAAAGGCGGCGGAATATGTCAAGAAAGAACACCAGGGGCAGCTCATCTACGGGGATTCGGTCGCCCCAGACACCCCGCTTTGCGTGCGTCGTCGTGGTCAGGTCCACGTATGTTCCATTGAAGACTTTTTTTCCGGTTTTCCTTGTAAAGAATATCCGCAATTCCGCCCCGAGGACGCGACGCTTCTAAAAAAAGAACAGGCAGTGCCTACGAGTGAATTCGAGGTCCTCGGTGGTAATGGATGGACGCCCGTACAGCGTGTGATTCGTCACAAGACCATCAAAACCATGTACCGAATCTTTACCTCGTCCGGGATGGTGGAAGTGACGGAGGATCACAGCCTCGTGTTACAAGACGGACAATTGATCAAGCCGTCTCTCTTGACCACGGATCATGTCCTTTTGTGCACACCGCCCAATGAAACCGCATCGATCAGCCAATGCATGCCCGTGCCTCTGGATGATTTAAAATGGATGCACGTCACCACCGAAGGTTTGGTACGAATGAGGCCCAGTGGGACATTGGTGCAGCAGGCACGCCTGGCCTTGTTTCTGTACGGGAAGTGGCCTGGTTTTCGGTGGATTTTTCGAGGGGGGGAAATGCTTATCGACCTCAACAATGAAGCGCGGACTTGCAGAGGTTTGGTGTTGCATATCGAGAAAACGGTTTCCGAGCAAGTACAAACCGTATACGACATCGAGACCGTCGAGGGGCGGTTCCATTGTGGGGTGGGGGAGTTGGTGGTGAAGAACACGGACAGCATCTATTGCCACTTTCATTCCAAGCAGGATTCCGAAACCATCTGGAAACTCGCCAAGAGCGTCGAGGGAGAATTTATCAAGCTTTTTCCCAAGCCCATGAAACTAGTGTTTGAGGAGAAGATTTACCAGACGTTTTTGATCCTTACCAAGAAGCGCTATATGGCGTATACGTGCAATGAAGATGGCACCCTTGACAAGGATCTGACCATTCGCGGGGTGCTCTTGGCAAGACGAGATAATTGCCGATGGATTCGCCACATTTACGAAAAAGTGGTGCGCAGTATCATGGAAAGGTCACCCAAGGAAGAAATCTTGGATTATATTAATACGGCCATTCTGGATTTGTTCTTGTGGAAGGTGACCTCGATCGCTGATTTTGTGGTGTCCAAATTGGTGGGCAAAGACTACAAGATTAAGCCGCTTCCCGAGGACGTCAAGAAATTCCAGAAACGGTGTCAAGATCTGCATCTTCAAAACGTGCCTGAAAATTTGGCGGTGGAACAAATCCAATCCTGCAACAAGAAACTTTTGGAGGATCCGTTGAGCGTGACCGATTCTTGGTTGGTCAAGTACGTGGAAAAAGCCCAGCCCGCACACGTTCAGCTGGCGATGCGGTTGAGGAGGCGGGGTCACCCCGTGGAAGCGGGGACGCGTATTGAATATCTGGTGGTGGAAAATGAAGACGCCAAGGCCAAATTGAATGAAAAGGTGGAAGATCCCCAGTACTACCGGCATCATTGCGATTTACTGCGCGTCGATCGGTTGTATTATTTACTTTCCCTGACCAAACCACTGGATCAGCTTTTGGAGGTGGTGTTTCATGTAAAAAATTTCTCAAAGAATCTTTGCCTCCTCCACAGCACCCGGAAAAAGGTGATGCAAGAATTGGAAGATCGGCAACGTCCACGCATCTTCTTGGAAGGAGAAGAAATCAAGCCGGAAAAGAAAAAGACGGTCAAGAAGAAAAAAAATGTAGTGGTGTCGGCAAACCTCTATGATTACTTGTAACTTTCCTTGTACCATCAAAATATACCGTAATTATAATACCGACCCTAATGGTCGAGTGTGCCGATACCGATTTTCGTAGCCTGTTACCTCGTAGTTTTTTACAACAACACGCAATTTAAAAAGATGGTGGAAGGGGGAAAAAAGATGGTGGACCAACCGCCTTTGGATAAAAGGCTCGAAGCGGACGATATTATTACCGGGGAAAGAATACAGGAACTCGCCGACGTGTACCTTGGTTACCCCGAGGATTTTGATTTGAATCCGCGCATCCGACACCAGTCTTCCAAGCACCGTTCCTTGGAAAGTATAATTGAGGCGTACGACAATCCTACCATTGTCTTTTGTTACACGCATCGGGTCGACGATTTCTATTCGAAACTCGGATTCTTTCGAAACAAGTTTGTGCTGATTACCCATAATTCAGACGACAATATCGATAAATTTCACCCACTACTGGAATCGCCCCTGCTTTTGCGGTGGTACGCACAGAACGTGGGGTTCTTACACCCAAAGCTCGTTCCCATTCCCATCGGCATTGCGAATAATCAGTGGATGCACGGGTCGGAATTCTTTCGGTTTTATGCTCATGCGCAACCCGTCGAAAAGACCAAAGACGTCTACTTCCAATTTTCTATATCGACCAACGAGGGTAAAAGGCGGTGCTGTCACGACGTCCTCACGCAAAAGGGGGTGTCTTTCCTTTCTTTCATGACACCGTTTGACAATCTGCAACGCCTGACCACGTACCGATACTGTGTCTGCCCAGAAGGGAACGGTCTGGATACGCACCGCCTTTACGAAGCCCTTTTGTGCGGTTGTGTCCCCATTGTTGTCGACACGCCGTTTGTACGCGTCCTCCTGCATCACTACCCGTCGCTGCCCTTGCTCGTGCTCTCGTCGTGGGAGGCGTGGGAGGAGTTTCACCACCCGCCACAGACGTTTGATTTTCACGCGTTTCACTCTTTCTTGAGCCTCTCCACCCTCCAAAATAATATTGAAAAAAATTAACCCAAAACGTCCAGCGTGGTCCTGCTATCGGGTCGGTGTGTTT